GTTGAGTCGTATATGAATTGCAGTATATCGCCACTATTCATTCCTGTTGTGCTAAACTCCAATGTGATAGTATCACCTGTTATGCTTGTGTAACCTCTGCCCGATATTGCGGGAGTATAAATAATCGCTTCCCTTGTAACATTCACAATTGCGTACAGCAACTTAATGTCAAAGTTTACAATGTTTGTGTCAATAGTTCCAACGCCCGAACCGCCGGGAGTGAATACGTATGATGGTGTGATTAAGTTTTTCATGTTTTATCCAAATATATATGCGTATGCTATGCTCAAATCGGGTTGAGTTTCCCAAAGACTTGTTGTTGTGTTGTACTTCAATAAATCGCCATCGTTAGGGTTTTGCGCACTTACATCATGCAATTCATCAAGTTCGTAACCATTCTGCACTTTCACGTACATTCTACCTGCTGAACCTGCGCTTGCAGTGGTTACCGTTGCAACATAAACTAAATGATTTGGTGCAAATGGCTTTGTTCTTGTTATAGCTCCGTTTGTTGCTCCCAAGTAAACACTATCACCGTCAACAAATGGTGAACCTAATATGCTTAACCCATCAATTAAACCTTGCAATATAATTACACCCTTTTGATTGGCTGCTATACTTGATGAAAACACAACACCAACTGTTCTTGCTGATGTAGCATCACTTGTATTGTTTGCTAACTTAACGGTCATTCTATCACCTGTACCACCAAAGGCATATACTACTTGCCCCTTTGTAATAGATACGCTTTCAGCATTGGTAACATACGCAAACAAGCTATTAGGCGAAGTTCCTATACATTGAAAACCGTCTAATGTTGAGTTGAATACACAAAGCATTTCAGCACCATCCCATATATCGCCACCAATCAAAGCACCATCGTTATTGCGGAATAGTGATTTAGCCCCAAGCGTGTTAATGTTCAATGTTGCTGCCGTTGTGTTACCATTTGTAAATCGTATCAAGTAGGTATCGCCATCGGCATAACCTGTAACCCCTGTGATTGTTGTTGTGTATGTATCTGTACCCGCTGCCGTTGCCTTTGTGATACCGCCACCACCTGTTAAATCACTCAACATTGCAAAGGTTTGAGTGCCTGACTTATTGGGTATTTCAAAGGTTGTTGAAGTTGTAAGGTTTGGCGATGTTATAGATGCCTCTGCTGCCAACGCATTGACTATTTTTATTTGATTTGGCTTAATTTCTACGCTTTCACCTAAGCCATTGACAATACCCAATCCCGTTGTCGATACATTCCCCGCATCTAACACTTGTTGTAAGTCGGGGGTGGCAAGGTCTGCAATATCTTGAACGGTTGTTTTAACCGTTACACCACCTTGCACAATTGGTACAGGTTCAGTTCCCGATAACGCACCTGCGGATGTTAAGCCACTTATTTTCTTATCAGCCATTATAGTAGTATTTTGTAATCATTTTCCTGCAACAAGTAAAATCCATCTTCCATAAGTATGTAACCCACCACTTGTTCTTCAAAAAACTGTGTGGCAAATATACTATTAAGAGGTAAATTATTAGGCAATTTAGTAACTTGAATTATTTGTCCGCCAACGCTATCGGAAGTAATATCTAAACCTGTGAGTTGACAAAAATTGGCAACTTCATCAATACCGTAACCAAACTGCAACGCTAAATCATAAACAGATTGTGTTTGTTTAATGTAATAGCTGTTATCGGGTTGCTTTGGTGTATTCTGTTGCTTAATAGCAGCCGCTTCCACTTTCGGTTTGATTGTTTCATCGTATGTCAATGTCAACCCCTCAATACTATCGGTAATTGTCAACTCGTTATCATTGCATAGCTTAACCGAATACTGCGCATCACCGTAAAGCAACACAGCAACATCGTATATTCCTTGCCCGTTTTTAACTACGTATAGCATCGACATCAAAGTTAGTGGTGTTGTTATCTGTAAACACTACCGAAACGCTTGAATATCCATCGGCAGTAAGTTGTTGTAGTATTTGTTTGCGTAGTTGTAACTGCGCACCCGAACTATTCAAAAAGTTGTCAATGCCAACCCCGCAAAAAATGTACTCTTTCCAATCGCCTTGATTAGAGTTTATAATGTCGATGATATGGTCTTCATCACTATTGCCGATTACGAAGTCGTTATCCTTGATGAGTATATCACCCACATCATCTTGTAAGAAGTCTTTAGCCGTTGCCATGTTGTACCTTGGTGTTTTCTAATTCTGTTTGTTGTGTAGGAGTTAATGGTGTTACGCTTGTAAAAAATGGTGCTAATGCAAATACTCCACTTGGTGCAAGCGTAACAACTTGACTTGAACACGCTACAATTAATGAATTTACTTTATTTTCTAATGCGTTTAATTTACTTGTTAAATCTTGCACCTTAACCAACCCACCATTTGCATCACCCGCCAAGTATATTTGGTCAACCTTGCTAACCATTGATACGTATGCCGTTGCTTGTGATGTCTGTTGCACTATCACAACACTATTGTTGGCAGGTATCAGCGTGAACCCCTTATCTGCATCGGCATTGAGTAGCACATCAAAGAACTCTGCATCACCGTTAATGGGTGTGCATGTGCAAGTCATTTCTGTTGTGTTGATGTCGCTCACCGTACACGGTATGCCCTCAAACGTGAGGTCATTAACACCGCTTAACGCTTGTATTGCCTGCCTTATGTCTGTTACTAATACACTCATGCTATTCTACGTTCTAATTCGATTACTTGCTTGCCGCCATTGTCTGTTGATACGGTTGTTGATACCGATTTGACAAGGTACTTGCCCTTTCGCTCGGGATATTTCCAACTATCAACCACAATGTAATCACCTGGTACTATTTTCGGTTCTAAAAAAGTTTCAAACGAGCCATAATACCCCGTGTAATTGGCTTGCTCTAAAAACGAATTACACTTAACATCCAACTGCGCCTTTGTGCCACCGATTTGAAACACCGTGCGAACATCGCCCGTTTCATCCCCGTAAGTGTATTCGGTACGTTTTATTCCCTCAATGATAACACCAACAACTTTGACCTTAACATCATCTTTTTTCAAGTACGTTAGCTTCATGCCATCGGCAGTCATGTCACGCTCAAATAGCATGTAATGTTCCGTTGCTAATTTCGGATAAAATGCCAATCCAACGTATAGCTTGCCATTGATGAAGAACGAATACAAGCCGTATTGGTCGCGTAGTATTTGCAATATTTTACCAACATTTAAACTTGGAAAACGTATCTTGCCTAAATCAGCATTGATAGCTTCAAACGGCACTGGTTTTTCCGATAGTACTTTCTTTAAAAATTCTTCTAAAGTTATTGAATTGGATGTAATGTTAGGTGTTATTGCCTGCTTAATTAAAAACATTTCATCCTCACATAATAATTCAATAGGCACGTTGTTGTTAATCTTTGCAATGTACCCCGTGAATATAACGGTTTGGTTTGGGTGGTATGCTGCGGTTATTATTATTCTATCCCCTCTGCGCATAATAGGGTTTTCGCCCTCGTACACGTTGCGGTCATTGTACTTGATGTTTCTCGGAAGTATTACTGATGCCGTTTGCGTTTGCTTATCGTATGACCTTGCCAACGTAATAGTGTTGACCTTATCCCAATAGTAAGTGTCGCTTCTACCGTTGCCTTGTTGTTGTATTTCTACCCTGCAAACTAACCTAAACATTTTTACGTTCTATTGTATAGTCAGTATCCGAAACCGCTTGCCATTGGAAGTATTGCACGTTACGCATGCCTTGTTGTTGCGATAGTTGGCAACTTTCAACAACAATTTGTGTGATGCCTAAAATGTCATTCAAAAACGTGCTTGTAACCTTTAAAGGAACGGGTGCGCTTGCATAGCTTTTAATCAACCGCGCATCAACATCGGGGTATTCATCGGGGTTCTTTGTGGCAACATAACCGCGTATGGTTAACTGAATGTCACCCATTCCTATGTACTCCTTAACCGTGCCAACTTTGTCAATCATAGCCGTTTTAATGATGTTTTTTTCGATTGTGGCATCAATGATAACCCCATTCAAAAATAGTCCTTTAATTGCTTGCTGATTTGCGTTTGCATCCAACGGGTCGCTCACTTGCTTTGTGTTGGTTGCAAGTACGTTAGGCGTTTGCACGTATTCATTAGTGAAGTCGTTAAACTCAAACGTGTTATATGTCGGCTGCTCAATCAGTAATGTGTCATATACGGGTGTGCCAAACAATGAAGTTGCATCGGGTTTATCCGTTGTGATGTCAAACGTGTTGGCTAATATTGCACGTTGCACTATTGGCAGTCCAAACCCCTTTGATAGCGTTCTCGCGTTGGTTTTCGCAAGCGGTTGTGGTATGTAAAATTTCAAACTCATTTTGTTGCCATTAATTGAAAGTCATTAACTGCTTCGATAAGTGCTTGTGCTACGATTTCTTTAATCTCGCCCGCGCCCTCTTTTATTTGTGTTGTTTCAACTTTAATCATTTCAACCAACTTGTCGATGCTGATGTTGAAATTCTGCACCCCTCTGCTTTCTAATATGTTCAAACCTGTACCGCCCTTGGCTTTATTTGTGGATGTTGGCGCTGGTGCGCTTGCACCTCCAGATTTCATCGGATTAATTGCTTTTGATGGTGCACCAACACCGCTTTCGGCTGATTTGTTTAATTTGTCGTAAGCGTATTTTG